TTGACCTGGAGGGCAACCGAAGACTCAGGCTTGGTGTTACCTTCAGTAACACCAGCAGCAGCGGAAGTGTAGGAGGTTTCCGAAACCCAGTTAATAAATTGAGCTTTGGTAGAAACCTTAGTCAACAAATCCGAAATACTGGGCGGACGAACCGGAAGCATATTCATGCCAGGACGCTGATAAGCAGCCAATACCTGACGAATATCACCCGAAACCGTCTGGTTACCAGGGTTGTAAGTAATAGCTTTCAAATCGAGAGGATTATATCCAATTTCGACCTGATAATTACCACGAGATTTAAGAGCACGAGGCAAATCTTCGCTACGGGCAATCATTTTTGCAACCGAACGAAGGTCAGCAGCACCCGAGTTCTCATTTTCTGCCATGCTGAAACGAGAAGCCTTTTTCTTCAAATCAGCCAATTCAGATTTAATCTCAGTGATTGCATCCGAGTTAGCTTCTTTGGCAGCTTCTACGAGCTTAGCTTGCAGCTCTTGAAACTTAGTATTATCCATGAATAATTAATTTATTTCCTTCCAAATTTTAATTCGTTACGAATTTTTTAAGAAACTAATTTCAGTATTTAGTAAAAAGTTAACAAAATCCTCTAAATCATTCGAAGATTTTTCTTCTTTTTCAGAAATTTCTTCAACTTTAGTATTTTTCACCATAATTTCTTCAATTACAGCTTTAACTTCTTCCAAAGTCAGATACTTAGGCTGAACCACTTCTTCAACTACTGCCTCAATTTGTTCCGAAGAAACTTCTTCTTGTTTCATTTCGCTACCACATTTAGGGCATTTGCCTTTTTCGTCACAGTCCATACCTTCAACTTCCTGACCTACAAATTCAGGAGCATGGGGTTCTTCTAAATCGGAATTTTTTTCTTCTTCCAATTCTTTAACTTCAGACTCTGCCTCAACAGCAATTTCTTCCGATTTAATTTCTACAACTACCGGTTCGGATTTAACAAACACTGCATCTTCTTTAATTTGCTGAAGCAAAGATTTAATCTCCTTCAACAATTCAACAGCTTGTTCACTCATTAAATTATTTCTCTCCTTAACATTCGTTACTTCAGCTTTTTCATTCATAGGAAAAGTCACTAAAGAAACCTCAAATAATACAATATTTTTTAATAATCTTACATAAGAACCATCTTCTAGTTCCATGTAATCAGAATCGGTTACTTTATATCCAATGCTAAAACAAAAAATCTCTCCCATTTTACAAAGCTTATAAGCTCTTTCTGCTTCAGGGAAAGACGGATCGTTAAATAGTTCTAATTTAACGTAAAGACCTTTTTCATCTTCTACAAGTTCTAAAAGTTTTCCAATTAAAATTTCTTGGTCATGCTGCCAAAGAACTTTAACTTTAGACTTTCCGTTAATTGCCATTGGTTCTTCGAAACGTTTTTTAATCGTTTCTTTAAAAGCTCCAGGCATGATTTTGTCTCCGCCAGAATCCAAATCAAAAGTAGAAGCATAACCTTCTACAATCCATTTTCCATCTGTGGATTCTACTGGTAGAACTGCTTTAATTTCTAAATTAAAACTTTTCTTTTCTACAGTATCTTTAGTCACTGGAAATTATACTTCTCCTAAAAATATTAATAAGTAATATTAGATATTAAATAAAAGGAGTAAAACACCTACTGAAATAAAAAAAGCGAGAGTATTTAAACTCTCGCTAATTATTTAAAAATAAGAAAACATCTACAATTAATAGTTTCTGAAGCTGGTCCGTTAGGATCTCCCGGGAAGTAGCAATCATTAGAAAATATATCTTCTATCTTTTGTTCTTCTCCATCAATTAATTGGTGAGTTTCACGAACTAAATTATCTCTTCTAGAAATCCAGATTTTATTTTTCTTTCCACTAAATTCTGCTGATTCTACTATTCCAACATTCGCCGCAGTATTCACTTCTGTCTTAGAAATACGCATTATTCTTCCTGGATTATTATACCAATTTTTTACATTTTCTATAACTTTATTTCCGGATTGAATAATTTTATTAACTTGAGTTTTAGTAGTTGTTACTATAGAAGAAACTCTTTTAGTAACATAATCTCTAGCTTTACTAACGGCATCTATAAAAGATGCTTTATATTCAGGATTTCCATTTAAATTTTGTTGATATAAATAACAATCTTTAATTGCTGCTTGATATAAAGGATACAAAGTTTCGAAAAGTCTAAGGGCTCTATTAGAAAAGAATTCGTCTAAGTTACTTATATTGTTAATTTTTAATTTAGCAATAATCAAGATACTTTCATCTTCATAAAATCTCTTTAATTTTTTAAAGAAAAGAGCATCATAACGAAGACGAATTCTTTCTATTTCTCTATAGATCTTAGTTTTCTGCTGCTCTGTCATCCTTAGCCGGTCCTAAAGCAGGTTTTTCTTTTGAAGTATCTTGAGTAGGTTCTTCTGAACCAGCTAAGGCTCCGGGTTCCTCATAGAACCCAAGAGGGACTAAATTATGAGACATATAACCAACATCTCCACCTTCTATATCAGGCATTTGAAGTTTCCATCCCTTAATAGCGACATTAAGAGGAACACCAACCTGAACTTGTTTGGAAATGATATCCCATTTTTCAGCAAAAATGCTTTGAATTGCAGGCACTTCCGTAGTGTCATAACTAATAGAGAAAATGTTTTTATCTTTATTAAAATTAGAAAGCAATCTTTTACTGAGAACTTCAGTTATGTGGTTAAGCAGAGGCATAATTGTATTTAACCAAAAACTTACAATAAGTTCTCTAGAATTATTTAGAGTAGCTCCATCTGTATTACCAAGCAAGGGTCCTGGAACACGGAAAATACCTTTAATTTCGTCACTAGACATTTTTCTAGATTCTTTAAAATCAAGTTCTGCTGGAGCTATGTTTAAGAATTCTACATTAGCTTCATGACCTAAAATCATAAAAGAGCGGCCGTTACGAAAACCAGCTACTTGATTTTGAATAAGATTAGTAACTCTTTTATATTGCAAATCAGTAAGCTCATGCTTAAATTTAATAAGCATGTCTTTTCTACAACCGTTTTCTAGAGTTTCCATCCACCATTGAAGAATTTTACTATCAAGGTCAATAGCTTTATACGCAGATTGAATAGGAGACAATCCCCAAAAAGGATTCAGAGGATTTGTCAATCTAAAATGAATTATTTCTCCAGGTTCCCAAACATTTTCAGGGCTGTCATAAGGAGACTTTTCTCTTCCTCTATACTCGGTAATCTCAAATCCGTTATCTTTATATTCAATATAGTCAGGATTAAGAATAATTAATTCTGATACAGGAGCTTTGGGATTGTATTTTCCTCCACGATCTTTACCTGTATTTTTATACACTAAGGCATTACCACAGAGAAGTAAGTTCATTACAATAGACTCAATAAACTCGGATTGAGTTTGAGTCTCATTAGGGCAATTTAAAAGATTAAGAATAGCATCTTTAAAAATAGTCGTATATTGCCCGTCTTTTCCTTGCTTTCTTAAAGTAAAAGGAATTAAAGACGTAGATTGTGCAATTACATTTACACATGAAGCTACAGTAGGATTGATAGCATAAGCTTCTCTTACAGCATACTGTAAAGGAAGTTCTTTATTGCCATAAGTTTTATTATTCATCAAACTGGGAAGAACAGCTAAATCAACCTTATTCATTCTGTTTAGTTGTTCAATATGTTCTTCTAGATATTTTTCTTCAAATTCTTTCATTTTGGCAACTAGCATAGTATCTAGTTCATCAAAAGTTTCTCTTTGAATATCTATTTTTTGTTCTTGCAATTTTTGCTGAAGTTGCAATTCAGAAGTTTTCTTTTCTTCTTCAAACTTAGATTTTAATTCAAAATAAGTTTGTTCTTTAATTGCAATTTTCTGCTGCTCCAATTCTCTATGGAGAGCTTGCTGCTCAAATAGTTTCTGAGCGAAAGCATTTTTCTTTTCTTCTTCAAACTTAGCTTTAATTTTGCCTAATTCTGTAGGAGAATCACTATATGAAATAAATTTGGGCAGATTGATTGTAAACTTCATAGTGAAGAAATTTAAGATAAAATAAAAAAAACCTGCCGAATTAACGACAGGTTCTAATTTAGATTAGAATTATAATTATTGCCATAATGATTAAACAAACAAAAAATAAATTTAGTTCGGTATGACTTTTAACAAAAGTTGTGTTAAACTCTGAAATAATATCAGGTTTTACTCCTTTTATTCTAGGAAAGCCTGTTCCAATGGTATCACATTTTATTCCTGGGATAACTCTAAGTCCCGTTCTTTCGTCTACAACTAATTCTCTCGGTTGATAATGTTTAAAATACCATCCACATCTACGACAATCTTCTAAACTATTTATTCTTCTTGTATGAAATTTACATTTAGGACATTCCTTTGGCATGCATCCATCCTAAAATATAAAATCCAAAGAATCCAAATAAACACACTTCAATAGGCATTTAATTTCTCCAGCTTGGAAGAAAAATCAAAGATAAAATAATTACTCCTACTACAAAACTAAACACCACTGCTTCCAAAGCCTCCACGGGATTCTTCCGTAATTTGTTCAATCTTTTTATATTCTACCTGAGGAAAATGCAGAGGGACTAGCTGTGCTATTTTGTCTCCTTGTTTAATAACATATTCAGGTTTATTATAAACCAAACCTAAAAATAATTTATTAATTACTTGCTTCCAAGTAGACCTGGTTTCTGGAGGATTATAGCACATAACAACTTTAACTTCATTATGGTAAGTATCATCTACAGTTCCATAATGGGTATCAAATCCTTTAAGAGCCATGGAACTGCGTCCTCTTACATCAATAACAGTGCCCCAAGGAATTTCTGTTCTTTCAACAATACCTCCACCATAAGCAAAAACATTATTTACTTTCTGCATTCCGGGCAATACTGGGACGAATCCTTCTCCTTGAATTTTAAGGAAAGTTCCTGTAGAAACTAACTTTCGGTCTCCGGGTTTGAAAACTACAGTTTCTGAAGCTTTAAGATCTGCTCCAGCGTCTGTAGGATTTGCCTTTTCCAAAGTAAAATCTGAAACATACTCAACTGTCAACATTAATTACCAACCCACTTACTTAATTCTAAAGAACTACTTTCAAAAACACTTTTTAGTTTGCCTTGTTCTTCAATTGTAAATTCTTCTAACACATATTTAATAGTTTTAATATTATTTGGTTTTTCACCAATTCCAATTCTAATACGATCAAAATTATCACCAAAATGTAGAATCATATTTCTAATTCCGTTATGGAAACTAGTATTAGTTTCTTTCTTTGGTTTTACAATTCCTAAAGGTAAAAGCAACTCATCTACTAAAATTACTACTTTTGCATTCCTATACTCGTAATAATTACTTTCAAGAAAATCTTTAACCATTTCTCCAGTGGAATTAATACATTTTTGAGGTTTAAGATAAAGAGTGTCATCTTTAAGAGCCCAATGAGCTACCTTATTTTTAGTATTAAGATTAATTTTTCTAATAGCTAGAAAATCATCTAAAGCCTTATAACCTATATTATGTCTAGTATTAAAAAGATTCTCTTCTGGATTTCCCATACCAATCACAATACGTTTTACTTCAGTCTTTTTAAACTGACTATAAATTTTCTTAAAAATATTCATAAAATAACTTTCATTAAATTTGAAATAAGAGAAGATTTTGCTTGATAAAAAGTATAAGAAGGAACTGAATTTCTCAATCTAAACGCCCAATGATTATTTTTATCAATCAAACAACTAAAAAATAAAATACGTCTTTTGTCTTCAATAGTATAGTTAAGTCTAGAATTTAAACATCGCCCTAAATCTTTACCACAAAACAAACAGATATCAATCATCTTCTAACCATCCGTTTTGAATATATCCATGATAAATTAATTTACCTTCTACAGTAATTCCTATAGAATTATTACCAATTCCACAATACTTACATCCACCTTTTTCTATATGAATAGTTGTATGATGTCCAGACATCGCTGCTTGCCATGAACACACTTTTCTTTCAGGCTGCTTACAATTATTAGGTTGTGCTTGAGGAGTCCACCACATTTTACAAGGAAGTAATACATGTGTCCTAAATATAGAATCTAGTTTAGTGGCTCCTGGATACTGATTTTTATCCCAAGAATCTGTCGCATATAATTTATATCTCACAAAAGTATCTCCAACATAAGTTCTTTACTTAATTTTAAAGCCGGGATATGATATTTATGCCAAATATCTTTATTATGTAAGAAATACTTTGCATATTTATACATAATACAATCAAAATTTCTACACCACATTTGATAGTAATAATTATCTCTGTTTAGGTCTTCTAATGGTTCATTACAAAGTAAACAATTATAAATATTCATAATAACAATTTTAACACTTTAACTGCCCAAAATTGTCTAGATTTAACAGGACTTGCAGTTTCTGGTTCCTCTTCAAAAGGTCTTTTTTCATTTAATTTAGATAAAAAACATGTTTCGTTTAAACATCCATGATGATAATTAATGTGATGCAAACCTAAATCGTGAAGGCTTCTTCCACAAACTATACAGTAAGTTGATAAACGAATCATAAAAATACTTTCATTATATAAGAATTCCAAGCTTTAACTGCTTCATATTTATCTAAATTTGTTAGATAAGAAAAATCGTGGTTAAATTCTAATTTATTTAGGATGCAGTGTTTGTTAGTGCAGAATATGCACCAGGCTTGGTGTTCATGTAATATATCCCAAGCCTCTTCCAAACAAAACTGACATGTTAGTCTAGTCATAAAAATCTTTATATGGATTCATTTTTGAAAAAATTAAAATATCTTTACTTTTATCGTAATAAGAAGCTTGAGTTCTGTCATAATACAGGCCAGCTTTTTGTAGCGTCTTTCTGCTTCCGTAATTTCCTATATAACACTTACCTTGAATCATATCTACATCAGAATTTCTGAAAATGTATTCTACAACACATTTGGCTGCTTCTGTTGTAATTCCTAATCCCCAAAATCTCTCAGATAGACCGAATCCTAGCTCCCCTACTCCTCTAAAAACAGGACACATTATGGTGCCAATAACTTTATCTGCGTCTCTTAATGTAATGCCTAATTCAGGCAGTTCTCCAAAAGGCAGATTTTTGTTTAAACTATTTTTAATAGAAAGATGAACTGATTGTTCACTACATGTAGAAAAAAGCATGTGTTTATTAAAAACTGGAGTCTTTGAATAGTTCCAAATATCTTCTGCATCTTGCTCTCTAAGTAGTCTAAGTTTTAATCTAGCCGTGTATATAGGTCTCTGCATTAAATTTATATCCTCCAACTAACAATGTTTGAAGTGTATTCCAATTGTTATTAATTTTTTTAGTAGCCATACTTGTTTTTAAATGTTTAAAAAAACAAGCACAATCTAAATAGTATCCATATCTCATTACGTTATTAAATTTAATCGCAGTATAATATAATACTGGAACAGTTTTACATCTATAACAAACTAAAACAGGCATTTTAACATTAAGCTATTCCAGTCTGCAATAAGGCACCGTCTGTCATAGTATATGTAATCGTAAAATTTCTGCCGACAATTATTAACACAATATAAATGACAATACACTTCATTAAATTTAATTAGTTTAGGAGTTTTTCCGCAAATTGGGCACGGCAATATCATCATAAAATCTGCCTTCTAGTTATATGTGTATTCCAAAAATACAATAATTTAGGCCATTTGGGTTCTGAGAAAGTAGATGAGGCTGCAGAGAATAGGTGGGCTCTTTTTCCTCTAGGAAAATATTTTCTATTACAATCACATCTAACATTTAATCCTCTTGTAAAGTCATTAGAAAACATTATTGAAAATTTAAAATAAACTTTATTACAAATAAAGCAAGGTAGAAATTTTCTCTTAACTTCTTCTTCAGTTACCATTACAAAACTTGTTCCTTAAGTAAAGACATGTTCCAATTGTAAACAAGTTGTTTTATTAAGTGTCTGTATCCAGTTAATCTTTTATACCTGCAATTACAAAATATACTAATAGTAGTATAAGTTACTGCTGAATGTTTCATTCCACACTGAAAACAGTTAAAAGCAAAAGCCATCCTATATGACTCTAATTCAGTCATAAAATTTGAGTCCTTAAAATATAATTATTCCACTTTAATATTTTAGAAGACAACTCTGTCATATAATAATAACAATTAGAGCCTTCCCAAGTTTCTCTGTAAGGACATATACAGCAAATTCTAAAACAATCTTGTCCTGTAAATATTACACCTTTTCGGCCACAGTTAAAACAAGGTAAAGTTTTCATTAAAAATAAACCTTAGTGTGTTATTCGAGTTAGTCTAACACACTAAGGTTACAAAATTGTTAACAAAAAGTTAATTTTTTGTTAATTTTTTTAAATTATAAATACTTACCATCTATAACTTTCAATATTGAAATTTCTCATAATACGATCTCTAGCATACCAAGCCATCAGAATAGAGGCAACACTGTCGGGCAAATGTTTTGCGCCATACGCTTGTTCATAAGTCAAATATTTTAATTCTTGTTCTAAGAATTTAATTCTTGGCATTTTAATTTTCCTTTGCTGGACACAAGAAATAAATTTATTCATAAGATTTTCTAGAAGTTTCTTATTAGAGAAATTAATAGGGTAAGAATTATTTTGAACTATCTCTGAAACAATTTGGGACATACCTGTTGCATCATGGGCGGCGGGGCCTGGGAAATTAGAAAGAATTTCATCATATTTCTCTACCATTTTCTTAAGACCTGATTCTCGCTCAGGTCTATGCCAGTAACAAAGATAATCTACGCCTTCAGGATCAGAATTAGATCCAAACACAGAAAATACCGTCCAGTCGATTTTTACTCCCCAGTCGGCTCCTGTATAAAAGGAATCAATTTCTTTACTAGGAAATTTATCAGGATCCATAATTACTTCTTGCCCTGGAGCACCTTCATATACTCCAAGATCTGGATCCATCATCCATTCAATATCATTAAGATTAAATACAGTGTTTTCTGCTGCTGGTTCACCATTTTCAAACTGTCTACGCCAAACCTCAGGTGAAACCATAGATTTCATGCGTTCCATTTGATCTACAGTTAGATACCCACCATTTTCAGCTAGAACGTCCTTGTAACAAAATTCATAAACAGGGGTGACTACTTTACCAGCAACTTTATTTGCTGCATTTGCTCTGTCAATAAATGCCGAAAGGGTTCCTCCTGAAGCATAGTGAGTTGAAGAAATTAAAATATTTTCTTTAACGAAGCCAATAGGATGAGCACAAGGAATTGCTCCGTCAATTAATTCAAGATCGCAAACGTCCGCCTCGTCGATTCTAAGTCTTGAAGGTCTTTGTCCATAAACTGAGGTTGGAGAGGCGGGGAGGCATTTAATGAGTCCCCCTGTCACAATACGAGAGGACTCCATCAATTCCGCCTTACGGTCTTGAAGAGCTTTAGGAGCATTTACGGAAGTCCAAAACATTCCTTGAGTTCGTGTATTGACTTGACTAATATATTCAAAGACTTTTCTAGATTGAGTTTGAGAACCTCCTAAAATTAATACTTCAGCATTCAAATTAATTTGTTCAGTTAACGCAAGAGCACCTACCAACACTGAATTATGTGTAACCACTAAATTATCTGTAAGGTAGGTTTGAGTTTGACTATCTACAGTTATACATGAAGCTTGTTCATATTTTTCTAGATACTCAATACTTCTAATATTTCTTTTAATAGGATTACATTTTGGAGGTTGATATGCTTCAGCTTTTCTTTTTAATTTAAAGGGATTAAAATCTAATTTAATTCTTGTTTGATATTGAGGTAAATAAGTTTCTTTTTCTTTAGATTTATCTCTAATTCCAGTATAAGCTACGCCTCCCAGAGATTGTACAATAAATCTAACCGCCTCAGTTAAATGTTTAGAGGTTGAAACAAAACTAGCTCCTCTACTTTCTGACTTTACTGCTGTTCCGTCTGTATCAAAAAGACCACGAAGTAATTCAAGTCTTTGATCAATAGAAGAAAATAAATATTGCTTAGGAACAAATTTAGTATCACACTTTAATCCATGCAGCCCTAATTCTTTAAGTTTATCTGTTAGAAAATTTCTAAAAACACTTCCTTCTCTATAATGTCCTACAAGTCTGTATTGAAAAGGAGCATTATATTTTACTTCCATACCTTCTGGTAAGCAAGGAATGATGTTTTCAATAGTTTCATAATCATTAGGATGCGCTGATATGTTGGGAGTGCTTCCTACAAGACAACCGTCACCCAATAATACTCCTAATAGATAAGGATGGATAGGAAGATCTACTTCAGGAAATTCAATGGGCTTTACAATAGGAATTTGCCAATTTGAGGCATTATTTTTTCTTCTTAAATTTCCTACTAAATCTTTAGTAGCTTTTACTTGCCACTTATCTGTATGAAAATCTCTTTGAACTGTCCATAAATGATCTTCACAGCAATCTACATAGGTATGATCACCAAATTTTACTCTAACCATCTGCTTTAGGCCCTGAGGAAATACTCCAGTTACATTAACTGGTTTTCCGTCCATATCAATTACTTGATCTCCAACTTTAATTTCTCCCATAGTTGTCCAACCTGTGGGTGTTAAAAGTTTAGAGGAATGACCAAGGGCTTTGCCTGTTCCCCGAGCACCTTTAAGAACAATTAAAGGATATCGAGCATAAAAAGCGTCACTAAAGACTTTAAAAGGAGGAGTGCAAGGTACAGATTTTTTAGCACACTCCGGGTGACATTTATCAGGAAAGGATATGTTCCAAAAAAATTTAAGATAATTCTTAAGTCTATGGTTTTCTTCTTCTTCTCTACCTGGGCCCAGGGGAAGAAGGGGCTTTTGCGCTAAAATACCCAATTGTTCTTCTCTAGATAGACTATCAAAGTCCATAAAATAAAATAACCTCTATTACTTGTTTATTAGTAATAGAGGTTATTCTGTAAAATTGAATAGTTAACCTTTGTAGAACAATTTTATTCTATCTTCTAAAGAATGTCTTAGACAAGATTGATATAATGGACTGTAAGTTTTTAAAACAGTTCTATTTTTAATTTGATCTACTAAATAATACCAACCCTTATCTAACATATAAACGCTACAAAATAATCTATCAGTTCTCCAAATTACTAAAGAATCTACAAAAGTAGATACATCAAAAGATTTTTGATTGAACCATGTCCAAACCTGACCTTTTTTAAAAACAACTGGATACATAATAAATTAATCCTAATATAATACAAACTACTGGAATACTTACATATATAGGAATAAAATTATTTTTTGGTTCCCATTTTTCAAATTTAGTTTGTTCATCATAAGGATTAACTCTTATTACTTTAACTTCTAAACATGAAAGAAGTATTTCACAAATATTAATCAATCTAACTATTAAACTTTTTGCTACTATTTCAGAACGATAATGTTCATTCCATTGAAAAGATTTATATTCAAACTTACATTGATTTAATTCAGCTCTTTGTTCTGATATATTTACACAACTACTCAAATTTCATTAATCTCCTTATAATTCTATTACAACTTACTGGAGAATTCAAATCTCTAACATATAATGTTATGTTGGCATATCTAAGATTATAATAGGCTTCATCTAGTATTGTATATTTTTGGTCATAAAGGAAAAAAAGTTTATCTTTCATTTTCTCTCATAAGTAATCTTCTTATATGAAAACAAGAACAAGAATGGTCATCTCTTTGAAATATAATTAAGTTCGCATATTTTAAATAATATAAATGACCGTAACGCTGAATTCTTGTGCTAAATAACCCTTCTTTCATTTTAAAAAAAGTTCTCTAACTCGTTCCCTTATTTTAAATCCTCCAGAACCCATTGGATCGGAAGGTTTCAATTGAGCTAAATCCCAACGTTCTGCATAGCCACCAGGCCACCCATCTTGCCAAGAAGTTGGACCATAATTACAATGAGGCATTCCCAAAGTTCGGGCATAGGCATCATACTCTTCTGCTTGCACAGAAGATATAGGTCTTTTATTAGAAACTTTAACAGCTATATCTTTTGCAAAATCTCTATTGGCAGCTGCTTCTGCATGAGTCATTATTCTATTAATATCTAATTTTTCTAAAGGCCAATTTTCTTTTTTTACAATTGAAACTATTTCTTTACACATAGACTCAATTTGAGCTTCTTGAGGAGGGAAATCTTTCCAAACAGTTCCTCCCATACAAGCTAAAGATATAGCTACAGAATTTTTATTTCTTCCAAAAGTATGAGCATTTAAAGGCTGTTCATAAGGAGTTAATCTGTGAATAACTCCTTTATCTCCAATAACAGTATGATAATGTCCTGGAACTTTCCAACTATAAGAAGTAGCTGTCCAGTGTAAGTATATTTTGTAAATCTTATTCATAGATAATTAACCATTCTATATTTTAGACTACCTTTATTAGCTAGGGCTTGCCAATAATATTTTGCAAGATTCGTGTTAGAAAACTTCTCTAAGTATTTTCTACAATTAGTATCTTCCTCAACTTTAATATGCCTATTACCATCTGCATAAACAAGAGCAATAGGTATATTTCTATAGGAAATATAGTAAAAATTTTCTCTTTCTCTATGCTCAACAATTATTTCCGAAGCTAACATTCTAACTGCCAGATTTGATATTTTTTATTTCTAGAAGGCACACATCTCCATTTACTCGGGGGCAAATCTTTCCATAATATTTTAGCATAATCTAAACAAGAAAAATTATAAGAGTCATCGTATTGGTTATAACATCTTACAAAACCTAATGGAATATTTCCATAAGTAATTATGTAATGTCTTAATTGATTGTCATAATTAGCTCTATAGTAATTATATTTCATATAAGAAATAGTTTAAATTTATTTAAACCTGAATCTTCCCATTGAATTTTATTCAAAAGCTCTTTGTTAGAAAACTTCTCTATATATCCAACACAATGTTGATTAAGATTTTTATTATGTAATCTATGATTAATATTTAAAGCCGTAGCAAAAACAATATTTAAATATTTAATTTTATAAATTAAATTTTTCGGCATATATTCAACTTCAAAATTAGTTAAATCCAAATGTAAATCTCTCAATCTGAAATAAAAAAAAGAGAATCTCTGCCGCACGCCTCATACACAGAGATTCTCTCGAAAAAACATCGTTTTTTCTATACTGATTTTTTCTAAAAACAAACTAAGTGATAAGCCTTATTTGTTTAATAGTTTAAGTAGGATTATTCAGTAAACCTTGGGCCTTAAGCTTTATGGTTTAGATTCTACACTAAGCAAAGGAGTTTGTCAAGTTAACGTTTTGTTACCAAGGCTAGGAGTTCCTCAAACGTTTTAGCTTGGTTCATGTTTTTAACATCAATCACAGTGAACATTTACTACCTCCCTAGTTACTCTCTACTAGTAGTATACTCCAAGCAAACCTAGCTTGAGGATACCCTTACATACTCCAGTCTAGTATTCTGATACTAGGCTTCACAAGCAGCACAGTCTGTTAGGCTTCTACCTAACTCTTGAGCTAAGTTCTGTCCTCTTTGATAATAAAGTCCTTTAATTCCCAAAGACCAAGCTCTAATCATTAATTTATTAACATCCTTAACCGGAGTCTTTGGATGAATCATTAAATTCAAACTTTGACCTTGATCAATATACATTTGTCTAACAGCTGCTTGATCAACAATTACAGATTGATTTATCTCTGCAAAAGTCTTAAAAACATTTTTCTCATTTTCAGTCAGAAAGCTTAGATGTTGAACTGAACCTCCCTTAAGAAGAATACTTTTCCAAGTTTCAGAATTATCTTTGCCGTGAGATTTTAATACTTCTTTAAGATAAGGATTTTTATAAGTAAATTTACCTTTAGCTAATTCTTTAACATAATAATTAGAATTTTGAGGTTCTATGCTGGGACTAACTTGACCCAAAATAAAAGAGCTTGAAGTGGTAGGGGCTATTGCCATTAAAGTAGCATTTCTTAAACCATATCCTTTAAGGAGTTCAGGTTCTCCAAAAAGTTGAGCCATTTCCTTAGAAGCTTTTAATGTTTTTTCTTGAACAAACTTAAAAATTTCTTCATTTAAAATACCAGCCTCTTCAGATTCAAAAGAAATAAGTTTACTCTGAAGTAAACTATGCCAACCAAGAACACCTAGACCTAATGCTCTTTGTCTAATAGAAAAATTATAAGCAGCTTGCATATAAGGCATGTCTTTTGTAAGCTTAATATATTCAGACATTACGGCGTCTAAGAAATAAGTTAAAATTTCTACAGCATCTGTTGTCTTCCAACAATCATAATGTAAAAGATTCATAGAAGACAAACAACATACAAAAGATTCATCTTCATTACTAGCTAAAGCTATTTCATTACAAAGATTTGAAGAATGAACAATTTTATTCTTATCTTTGTATACCTTAGGCTTATTATTATTTACATTATCCGTCCAGAAAATATATGGATATCCGGATTCAAAACGTTTCTTTAAAACTTTAGCCCAAAGTTCTCTTTTTTGTTTGTCTCCATCTATCATAGATTGCATCCATTCGTCTGAAACACAAACTCCGATGGATAAGTTTTGAATTTGATGTCCTTCTTCTCTAATATTTAGAAATTCTTCAATGTCTCCATGGTCTATAGGCAAATAAGCAGCAAAGCTGCCTCTACGAACATTGCTCTGGGAAACCACATTTACAGCAGTTTCAAATAATTCCATAAAATGAACTGCACCTGAAGTAGTTCCTCCACTAGAAATTTTACTACCTCTAGCTCTAAGATCTCCGAAATAGCCGGATGTTCCAGAACCTTCTTTGGTCATTATCGCGACCTCTGATAATTTTGAAAAAATACCTTCGATACGATCCGGGATAAAACTGTTGTTACAAGAAATTGGAAGAGCACGACCGCTACCAAAATTAGCCCAAATTGGACTTGCTAAGGAATAAAAACCCTGTTCCATATAAGAATTAAATTTTTCAGCAAATCCGTCAATATTTAAAATTGATTCAGCGTGTTTGGCAATTTCCCAAACACGATCTTCGACTGTTTGATTTTCTTTTAAATAGCCTCTAGAGAGAAATTCTCTAGTCTCTTTTGTAATCCAATAATTTTTAGACATTAAAATAATTCATCTCCATTAATAACTTGAACACTTTTAGAATAATCTACTGGGCGTTTATAAAAGAAATCAGTCATTTGATTCCCATAAGTTTCTTCTTCAATCCAGTCTGTTTTAGAAATTAATTCTTTATTTATCTTAAAAGGTTTTTTAAATTTAATTGCTTTCAAACTTCCGTTAATACGATTCTTAACATATTCTTTAAGAAGTTCTTTATTAAGAGTTTCCTCATTAAAACTTCCAAGCATCCAGTCAATGATTTTACTCTCCGCTTCAAAAGCCGCTAAAGCTTCTTGCTGAACTTTCTCTTCTAATTCCTCGTCAAAAAGTTCTGGATGTTCTTTACGAATTACATTTACAAGTTTAATTCCTACTTGAGCATGAATCATTTCTTCATTTTTTGTGTAATTAACTTGCTGGCTGGTATCTTTTAAAACATTTCTAAATCTATTAAACCAAAGTATGATATAAAATTGCGAAAAAAGAGAAACATTTTCTATAAACAAAGTAAATAAAATAAGACTATAAAGATACTGTTTCTTACTGTCTTTATAATATTTATGAAGATACTTTCTAAGGTAATTAACTCTACCTTGAATTATATCTAATTTTAAATTTTCTTCAAAAACTTGCTGAAGACCTAAAACGTCCAAAAGTTTTTCATAAGCTTTATTATGAATTACTTCTACACTCGCCATTACCAAGCCTAAGTCAACAAGACTAGGATGAGGAAGATTATCTCCTAATTTTGCCCAAAATTTCTTTACAGCAATTTCGATCTGTCCAATAGCTGAAAGAGTGTTTTTTACTATATTTTTTTCTTCAGTATTTAAATTAATTTTAAAATCTTGAATGTCACTTTGAAAATTAAACTCATCAGGAGTCCAGTGAGATTGCCACATTGAAGATATAAACTCGGAGGCCCAAGGATAGCGGTCAGGGCGGCGGGCGATCTGTTCTTGGAAGATAGACATTTATTTGATAAACCAATTCTTTAAAATAGTTTATATTAGTTTAGTTATTGTAATAGTTTACTCCTATTTTTGTTTCACCAAAACAACAAAAAAAAGACCCACCGAAGTGAGTCTTTTATTCTATCAAATCTGGGTAGATTAGTCAAGAGTTTTTTAAACTCTTTCTAAGGCTCCAGTTCCTTGACTAGCATATTTCATAATCTCTTTTTCAAAAGAAGTTTCTTTAAGCATACTCCAATTTCTAATAACTTCAAACATTCCATTATTAAATCCAGAGACATAGAGAACATCTGGATCTGTAGGAAGTTGAGTGTTAGAAGTTCCTTGAAGATCAATCATAACAAACTTAGCATTAGGATTATTTCTTTTAATATTTTTCCAAGCTGCGTGTGCTTCGGTAGATCTTCCGTAATTGATATATTGTTTATTGTTTTCATCATCTGAAAACATAACAAAATAATCTACCTTATGCTTAGCACCTTGAACTGATTGAAGACTAGAAGCAATAGAAGTGCTGCTTCCCGAAAATCCAATTCTATCTACATTAGTAACTAAACTGTCCATAGGATTTAAGTTGGAAGTAATTTCTCTTGCCGAAGAGTCAAAAGTATACACCTTTGAATTAGGATTTTTCTTTAAGAAAGCACAAGCCATTAAACTAGCTACTTGAAAACAAGTAAGCCTATGGTCTACTCCAGCTCTAGGAGCTTCAGTATTACCATTTACTTTTGCTCCCATTGAACCGGAAACATCAATAGATAAAATTACATTTCCTTCCAAAGTTGGAACATTTCGCAAACTATAATCTAAGGCTTGCTGAAGTCCAATACGCATTCTTTGATTAGTTACGTTTAAATAACTAGTATAGATTTCATGAGGGAACAAATTAGCTTTTACAATTTCTTGCTCATTTGCTAATTTAGCTGCTAGTGTTTCAGCAACTTGCTGATTATTAAACACTCCCTTTTTCTCTAAATTGTTAATATTCTGACGCAACTGATTCCAAGTCATTTGTTGAGCAAAAATTTGCCATTGTTCCTCAGAAAGCTTCTCTCCTTTAATTCTTTCAAAAGGAACTCTTGGAATAGGTTGAGTAGTGTCCTTCAACCAATTGTAATAAGTTTGAATTTGCTCGGGCAGATCCTCAGAATGTTCTCCCTTTCTAATAAGCTTGTAAACAGCCTCTCGTTGCTTGTCTCCCTTGGGAGAGGGATGAGCCATAGCCATGACTGCCGACAAGCTAGGATTAGCTCCTATTGACTGATTCCATACATCAATAGGACGACGAGAAGAGAACCAAGATTGAATCAACTTACGACCAGCGTAATTTAAATTTTTACTTCCAAATTGGCCCGTTTGAATAGTTTTCAAAAACCGACGAATACTAGAACCATCGTCACAAACTTTAGGGAAAATCTGTTTCCAATAAGGAGATTTTCTCTGACGTAGCAATGCCAGCAAGACAACGCACATATCTTTCATGTGTTGTTTCTTAGTATAAAGAGCACAGGCTGCTACAAATTCTTCAGAACACTCTGAAGAGAGTTTCTTAACAAGTTCCAATTGCTCAGTTGCCTGAGTATAATATTTGTTATCAAGAAAACCAACACAAATAAGTTTAGCTAAACTTTGCTCTGCGGTTTCTTTATAAGCAACTGCTCCACTATTGTTAATTTCCGTAGCCTGAGTTGTAGTCGAAGTTCTTTCAGTATAAAGGATACTACTTTTATTCATAAGTTTATTGCATGTCCTTTTTTAGTGTATTTATTAAAAACGTAATTATAGTATTGTTCAATGATGTAGGAGCCAGTGCGTTACATTTCCCTCTAAGTTGATTTACATAAGGCAACCCGCCTGGTTTTCGTAGCACTTCTGCAATATAAATTAATTTGACATTTAGGTCAAACAAGCCCACAATAGCTCTATTTTCTGTAGGAAAGTAACCTTCATGACCTACAGCATTACGCATGTAACTGCCCCAAGATTTTTGTATTTCGGAATCAACCGATAAAACGGTTCTTAACCCCAAAGGCAAAACTAAACTTAGAGCTTCAGTTCCCAACGTATCTATGCCTGTTAACGGTATATGTTTTTTATTTAAGCACAATGACCAATCTGGATTAATAAATTGCATTGTTATTCTCCACTAGTTTCTTATTGTAAGCATAATAGACTATTTCAGTTCCAGTCTTAGTTGAAACTAATTCTGCACAAATATAATCTATGTCATTAGCTTCAAGCAGTTTTTTACTTACAGGATCTTCAATTAGTCTAACTACATTACGTTTAATTAGACGAGCACCAAAACCAGATTCATCATCATCTTTATTAATTTCATCTCGTTTAGAGAGAATAAAATCAATAACCTCTGTAGGCAGTTCTAGTTGGATATTCATATCTGCAAGCTTAGAGATAACTTTCTTTACTTGCAAATGGAAAATCTGTCGTAGAGTTTCTTGAGTCAAAGCCTTGAATTTAATAATATCGCCAATACGATTAATAAACTCAGGTGGGAATCTTTGCTTCATAGTTTCAATAGTCATGTTAGTAGTCATGATAATTACACAATTAGTAAAATTAACAGTTCTACCTTGACCATCAGTCAAACGTCCTTCGTCAAGAAGTTGAAGGAGAATTTTATAAATATCCGTATGAGCTTTTTCAATTTCATCCATAAGAATTACTGAATAAGGCTTTCTACGAACAGCTTCAGTTAATTGACCACCAGCTTCGTAACCAACATATCCAGGT